AGTATTTTCATCTATAGAATAATTAACCTCAGTAACATCTTCATCTAGAGTATCATATTTATAGATTAACACCCTACTTTCTAATGGATATATAAACATAACATCGTATGCCCACCCATAGATATCTGACTCCCATATAGCATCTCTAACTTTTGAAGATATATCTCTAGTTGTTAAAGATGATAAGTCTATTTTATTTGTTTTATTTTGTTCTGACATTTGTAATCCTCCTTCATTTTCTGTTATATTTTCATTATTTAATTTATTATTATCTTCAATGATTGCATCAGATAATTGAACTTCTTGGTTTTCTTCTGCTACTTCAAGTAATCCTGCGATTTTATAGGCACTTGCAATTTGTGTTCCAAGCAACGCATTTCCCAACCATCGTAATCCTTTTATCCACTTACCTCCATCGTCCATATAATATTCACTAAAAGCTATTTCCCAACTTGTATGCAATGTATTTCCTAATCTATTGATAACTGAAATTACATTCTCATATCTAGCCCATATTAAAGCTATTGCAACAATACACTTTTTAGTTATTCCATCTATTTCAATATCTTCTACTGAAACTTCTGTATGATAGCCAACTGATTGAGTATCAAATACATATTTTTTGACTAAGTTACCATTTTCATCTTTTATATATGTAACTTTTGCTTCATGACCACCAAAATCTAATGTACCATTTCTATCAATAACTTTACACTGAACTGGTCTTGTAGCTAGTCCTAGTAATTCATCTTCTGTTAAATCTGCTTCTCGTAATCCTACACCATTTAAATTTAATTCATCTAGTGGACAAATCAAGAATTTAGCAACTAAATCACCATCTTCATTTGAGGAAAGTCCAAGCAATTCACCATTTAAGATTAAATTATTATCTTCCATTTATTCTTCCTCACCTCCCTTCAAATATATTAATTTATTTCTGTCCGTCTTTTCTAGCTTTATTATCAACATTTTGATCTAAATTTACATTTTTATCTGAACCATTTGAATTAGTTGTCGTAGAATCTCCCTTATCATTGGTAATTATATCTGACTCACTATCAGAAGCTGTGAACGAAGTCAAATGTGGAATAAATACTGAGTCCATATCATTTTCATTCTCTTCTTTACGTCTTTCTACTTCTGTGTTATAGTCCATATCTAATAATTCGCATACAGACTTATAACTAAATCCAAGCTTACTATATATTAGTTCCACTAATTTTAATTTAGTTTCAACATCCAATAATTCAGATTTTTCAATACTTATTACAGGAATATAATTTGTATCAATACCATTTTCAATACAAATCAATTTTATGTATTTATTTAATGTATTTTCAAACTGACATACTATTTTATTAACTGTCTTCAATAATTCATCAACCGATACTTGCACAGTATTAAATGATGATTTAGACTCATTACTTAGAAAAGATATACCTAAACTATTCAACACTTGATTTTTATATCTTAATATAACTGATTGGTCTGTCAAATCAGCCTTTGGTTCTATTATTTCTAAACCATCTACATAAGCAGGAGATGTATAAATAACTACTTTTTGACTCATAGCTTTTACTAATTCATCTTGTGCATATTTTAATTCTGCAAAGTTCTTAGTTTTATCATAATTTTGTCCCATTAATTCTTTTCTAGTTTTTTGATAGAAAATCTTCTTAGACCTTGCTATAATATTATCCCTATCAATATTATCAATTGTTTCAAGCATTAATAATGCACCTAATGCTTTGAATATTGGTGAAACTCCATAAATACCATCTAATTGATTAATTCTATGTACACCAGTTCTTTTGGGATTTAGTATAGCCCATTTATACTTATTCTGATATGCCTCATATACTTCTGGTGGATAATTATTTTTTATTTCATCTTCTACTTTTGTTGAGAAATCAATAAATTTAGATTGAACTTTATTATATTTATTTAATGTTGTTTGTAATGTCATTTGTAATTTCATCATATCCATATATAACAACGGTTCACCGTCTATAATATAATCTGTAAAATCAACTAATCCCAATGGGTATGTTGACACACCATACGTTCCATCATCATTATTTCTTAAATAAGTAAAATATGTACCTTGAGAAAAAGTAGACATTCCTTCTTTTCTTATTTGAGATTTTAAATCTACATTATCAATAAAATTTGTTAATAAAATATCTACTTTCTCTTTTAATTTATTTTTCTTCTTAATGTTTTCAGGTAGTTTAGGGAATGATATTTTAAAATTAGTGTTTACATTGTTCTCAATTGTTCCTATTACAATTCCAACTAAATCATTTTTGTTAGCATAATACTTAATTAGTTCATTAATTTTTATAACCTTATTAATATCATTTTGAGTTCCTTGTGCTAAATTATTTAATTCTTCAGGAGTAACATTATATGAAGCATTGTTATTATTAACAATTTTATCTATTAAATGTTTATCTGTACTGAAATTATAAGAAGCTTGTTCAAAATCTAATTCATTATCATCTTTTATATGAGTAGTAGCAAAAACTTTATATTCATTATTCTCTGTTGGAACTAATGTTATTGGTTGAGATGAATCTAATATCTCATTAGCTACTTCTACTGAAATTGTTGTCTTTTCTTTCTTTTTAGGCAAATTGTTTTCACCTCCTTGTTATTTATTATTTGTTGGGTGGTTCTATTATTTATTAATTTATTTAGAATGTATATGAGGTTACGAATGATGGTGCATCATCCCATTCTTCCTCGTCGTTTTTCTTTCTTAAATCTTTTTCTAATATTGAAGCCAAAAAATTGCCATATGATGCCGAAGACCAATGGTCTTTTCTTTGACCACTTTGTTCTTTCAATCTTACTTGACTTGTTTGAGTATTAATCTCGGCTTCTAGATTTACCATTTCTGTTATTAATACCGTTGTTTGAAAATACGGAACTAATAATTTAGTTTGTATTTCAATTGGCAAAGAATTATATCCTTTTATACCCATTAAAATTTCCCTACCCTCATTTTCATTAGTAAGTAATTTAATTTTGCCTTTTCTTAAATCATCTCTAAAAGATATTGCACAATCACTATTTGTTTGAGCATAAGCTTTCATAGCATATATCTTTTTTGGTGCATCTGGTACTTGACATCTTTTAGCCATTTCTTCATCATTCATTGCAGTAAAGGCATCATATTTACAATGACGTTCTTTATCGTATAAATCTTGTACTAAATTATCATAAATTCCCATTCCTACACCTGCACAATCCAAAATTATGTAATCACAATCAAAATCATTAAATAATTGACGTAACCTCATAGCTTGAATAGTTGAGTGACCACCAGTCATACTTTCCATATATATAATTTCTCTTGAATAATATTCTCCAGTATTATTACTATTTAATGGAATTAGTCTCATCACAGTATAAACACTTGCATCATTATTCTTTCCAGCCATAACACTTATATCACTTGCTAATATTCTTAGTTCTCTAGGTGCTTTTATTGGATATTTAAATTGTGCAGATTTAAATGAATCATAAAGGTCTTTAGGATAAACTGGCATACTTATAGTTCTATTTGGTTCTAAATCATCAAACTTAAAATATGATTTTTCATTTTCTCCTAACCACATTCCTTCCATTTCTACAGACCATGCCAAGGGGTCAAAATCATCTTCTGACATCTCATCAAGAACTTCTTCTCTCATTCTTAATCCATCTTTTATGGTTAATTGATAGGGCAAATCGCATAGAAAATACTTTTTACCATTCATCATAGAGTTAAAGAAAGATTTAAATTTTGCATAACTCCAATGCCATTTCATACCAGCAGAACTTAAATATATTTCTTGGTTTCTTTCTGTTAAATGTGCGTATTTAGGATTACTTAAATATCTTGGTGAACGAGGATTCGCTTTGAATTTTCTTAAAACTGTATTAATTGTATTTTTATCAACTAAAATAAATTCATCTACGATTAATACATTAGCTCTACCACTACGTGCCCCTGAGTTACTTGCTACTACTGTTATTGTAGACCCATTCCAAAATTCAATTTTTGCGGTATTAGGTTTATCATTTAAGTAACTAATACTTCTATCCAAACATTCACAATCTTTTCTCATATCATCTATATACTTTATAATTTGTGTTGCTTGTTTTAAATTTCCTGAAGCTACCACTATCTTACATTTTGAATAAAGACAGGCTTTACATATGCAGAATACACTTGTAAGCCAACTTTTCCCAAGTCCACGACTTGCGATGAACATAAAGAAATTAAAATTAAACATTAGATATAGTAATATTTTTTGGAAAAGTTTCAAATCCAAATTTAGGTAATCTTTACAAAACATAAACGGATACTTACGGTAAAAACTAGCCCATTTTTTTACTTTATTCATGAATTTATCATTTGAAGTAACTACTTCTTGTAGATTATTTACGCTTTTAGTTTTATCAAACATATTCTGTTTGGGATTGTTTTTAAAATTATTAATACTTCCCATTAAGAATCTTCTCCTAGAAAGTCTACTTGATTTTTCTCGTCTTCTATTTCATCTAATTTAACTGTATATGAAGACATTTCTTCATCATATTCGTCTGCAAAAGGATTAGATATTCCCAATGCTTTTGATAGATGTCCAAAAAAGAATATATTCAATAAATTCTTAACAATATCTTTATGACCCAAATCTTTTTCCCAATCTAGAACAGGTTCATCTTCTTCTATATGTTTAATAAATGCGTCAAATCCACCCTTTTGAATTCTATCTGAACTAGACTCTTGAACGGGTTTTATATTACTATCTCCACTAATCAAACTTAAAATCTTCATTGATTTATCATAACCACCCATATCCCCAGTAGTTAAGCATTTATTAGCTTGTAATTGAGTCTTAGCCATATTTCTATAATTATTTATTTGAACTGGTTGAGAATGATCATAAATTCTAATTAAATCATGATAATATTCTTGTAAAAATAAATACTCTTCATTTGTATAATTCTTCCCCCAAAATTTTATTATTTCTGGTGTCAGATTAAAATCACTCTCTATTATATCTCCGTTTCTATCTATTTCTATATCAGAATTCTTACCTACATCTCCACTAACCCAAGTTGCTCCTTTATGATTTAGTTGTATATTTTTAAAATATGTGCCTAATGTTTCATTCTTATCTTCTAATGCCGATTTAAACTCAACACCATAAAAAGGATAATCACACACCATAAGTAAATTTCTTAGCCTGTCAATATTTATTTCTCCATCAATATATATATATTCTTTAAAACAATGCTTACAAATTGGCATCTTTCCGTTCTTAAAAAT